TTAAATCAAGCTTAAGGAAGGAGGAAGCAAATGAAAAACATTGAAGAAATTCGTAAGAGTAAAGGCGTAACATTAGTAGACATCGCAGACTTGCTCGGAGTTGATTACCGCACGGTTCGTAGCAAAATCAACGGTGTTACAGATTTCAGTTTTGGCGAAACAGTAGCTATCAAGAAGGCGTTCTTCCCAGAATATGAATTAGAATACCTATTCAGCGAACGTGTCGAAGCCTAAATTTTTTTAACCTAGATATACGAAATTTCGTATAGATTAGAAAGGAGCAAACATGAAACCAAAACGATATCCATATAGTGGACAAAAAAAGCGCCTACCAAAAGTGGAAAACGCTAATAAAGCTTTAGAGATTGTAATGAATACTATTGATTCTTGTGCTCTTGCACATATGAATCATAAGCTTTTAGAATCTCACAAGTTGTATTGAATGCGATAGCACTTGAAATAGCAACAACTTCACTATCAAACTCAATACCCTTGTCAACAAGTGATTTCAAAGCTTCGCTAACAGATTCGTTGATACCGCTTCGAATTTCTGGATACTTAGCTTCTAAGAAATCATCAAAATTTTCAATCATGGCTTGTCTCTCCTTTCATCAAAGATAAGCCAATTATATCAAAATTAGAAAGGATAACACATGAACGAAATATTAGAACGCATCGCAAAAAGCCTTGAGTCTATCGACGCAGAACTCAAGGCAAGAAACAAAGACCGTGAAATACTTATCAACCAAGCTGAACAGATCGAAAAAACTTGCTTGGAAATCAAAGAAGATCCATTCGGTCTTAATGTTTTAAAAGAAAAAGCATTAGCTGACAAAGCTAAACAAAAGGAATAACGGATTTAATCTTAGCTGCAAAGTCAAGAACACTTTCAATTCTCTCTTTGAGAGTAGGTTCTTTAAATTTTAGTTCGAGCGCTGCAATGGCTTCGGTAGTAAGACAGATGTGATAAAGAGTATTATTGCCAGCTAGACCGCTAAGATAACCATGACGTTTTAACTCAAAACAAGTATCAAGAATATCTTCTTCAGACCATTCGGGCATAATGTTTTCTTTGATAAAATCAATGCCTTGAAAATTTCTGGCTTCCTTTTTAGAATTTTCATCTTTGCGTCTTTCAAGATATCTTGCATACATTGAGATTAAAAGATATTTTGCGTCATTCGTTAAATTATCCATATAATCACCCCCTTTCTGAAATTATTATATCGGATTGCGCGTGGTGTGAAAACCAAATTTAGAAAGGAAAAGTAAATGCAAGAAATAGCATTATCAAACGTTGAAGATTTTAACTACGACGTAGTCAGTCCAGATTCTTCAAAAGTGCTGAAAGCGTTGAGCGAACAACTTGATGGCGTGTATAAAAATTATCAAGTTATTGTTGGTGAGATTTTTTACAAAGCACAACAAGAGTTGTCGAGTTATGGAGATGGCTTATTCAGCAAATGGGTAGAAAGCCAAGGTTTTTCAAGAACAAACGCATATAACTATATCAACTCATATAAGTTTGTTCAGAATCTGAACAAACCTAAAAAAGAGATATTTGATAGCGTCCCTAAATCGCTGCAATTTGAGATGGCTAAAAATTCAGCGTTAGAAGATGCTAATCAAGCGGTTTTCAACGGCGATGTCACAACTCACAAAGAATATAAAGAGCTTGAGCGTCGCCTAAAACTCAAAGACCAAGCACTAGAAGCGGTCAAGGGCGAGTTGGAACGTGTTAAACAAACCAAGACAACCGAGAAAGTAATCGAAAAGGAAATCATTCCACAAGATTACCAAGCAACACAAGACCTTAACAAGCAACTACTAGGCAAGAACAAAGACCTATCAGACGAGCTTGATTCAGTCAAAAGAAGTTTGCGACTTAAAGAAGCGTCTTATGAAATGCTCGAGAAAGAAACCTCGGAAGCACTAGCTTTGAAAGAATCAATCGAACACTTACGAGCTGATAAAGAAAAGCTAGAAAACAGTGTTTCTAATATCTTTAACCTAAGTAAGCTCGTAACCAAGTTTGAAACTTTCTTTGACGAAGAAATGGCACCACTCAGATTTAAAACCCTTATCCAAGGGATTGGCAAGGATGCCCAGATTGAAAAGCTCAGAGACATCTTGACACTAACAGAAAACTGGATTGACGAAATGAACAAAATCATTCCAGAGAATGGAAGAACAATCATAGAAGGAGAAATCATCAATGAGTAAGAAAAAGAACAATAAGAAAAAAGAAACTCTACTCGCTGAAACGGTTGAAATGCAGAAAAAACAAGCGATGAACCTTGTGGCACAAAGCACCGTCAACCAACAGCTTTTGGAAGAAGTTATCGGAATCAAGGAAGAAATGGACAGAAATGTTAAAAAGACAAATCAAAAACTCACTGACATTGAGTTGCTTGTCGAAGAAGTTAACAAGAAAGTCCATATCGATGACGGTGAAGCTACTAAAATCAAGAGCGTTGTTTTTCGAAAAGCTGGAGTGTTTGCTGATTTCTACTTTGAAGAACAGAAAACACATCCAAGTGATAACTTGTTCGCATCGAAAAAAGGTCAGTTTATCCGCTTGATGTATTCACGCTTGAAGAAAGCCTTTAACGTGACTAAATACACTAATATCAAGCACGTTGAAGCTAAGAAAGCAATCCAATTCTTGGAAAATTTATCTTATGACGATTTCACACCGTTTGAAATTCGTGAGACACCAAAACAAAAAGAGCTTATCGCTCTTGAGAATGGATTGAAAGAAATCGGGTAACGCTTATGGACAACCCATTCAAACCGCTAGCTGACCAGTTCGATAGCATGCTAACGGCAGTGATAGCAGACAAAACAAAAGCGTTTGACTTAGACGAAACGCTACCCATGATTTTAACTGCTAAACAGTGTCAGTCAATGCTAGGAATTGGCAACTACACAGAATTTTTAAGGATAACCAACCTTGACGGTTTCCCTAAAATCGACAAAGGTCGAGGGAGTCAAATCAGATACCCACGGGACGCCGTCAGAGATTGGTTTAATAACAATTGGCAAGAGATTGCCTAGCACATAACCCTAGCCGCAACAGTGAGCTAGTGCGGTTAGGGAAAGAAAGGAAAACAAAATGGCTAAATTTGAATATAAAAAAATCCAGACAGTTTTGGGAAACAACTGGCATGTTGTGGTAGACGGCGACTGGTTGTTCTACCCATGCGGTGAAGATTTGGATGAAGTCAAAGCATTTGCAGAGGCTTACAAAGAAGAACTCATCAATAAACGCCATAGCGAAAAAAACCTTGGTTTGGCGTTCCATATTTGCGGGTACAACGGGGACGCTCAACAACGTCTAGTTGACAAATGGGCTGAGCGTGGTGTCCGTGTATTTTAATCAAGAAGGAGAAACAAAAATGAAACTATTCGGATGGATTTGGTCAAACAAAAAGCAAGAAACTGAAACTTACGTAGTCCCACGATGGGAATCTTACACAGCTAAGGCCAGACGTTACAACCTAGATCATGGGCTACCAGAAGACAGACTAGTGGGGTAACTCATGAAGCTATTAAAGAAATTGCTAACCAGAAAGAAGCCTAAAGAGCCAGAATACTTTTTCGAGGTTGTTGAGACACCCGAAGAAAAACAAGAACGACTTAAACAGAAATATAGCAAATAACATAACTTTCAATCCGTAGCCACGGCTCACCGTGGAGTGTAACTTATACTTTTCCCAAAAAAATATAAACTTTACCCACATTTCACACAAATACCTTTCTAAAAAATATAAAAAAAACATGAAACGGTGGGCTATGGGTGCGGATTGAGAGCACTAAAAAAGCATGGGTTAGGGCCCATGCAAGAAAATTATACCAAGGAGATTGTACCATGTTTACACAACAAATTGCAAAACCATCTTACGTTAAAACTAAAGCTTTCGGGCTTTGCGGAACACTAGCTCTTGCTACCGCATTGCTTATCGGTGCTGGATCAGTATCAGCAGACGAAACTGCTCAACCAGTAGCAGACACACAACCACCGGTGTCTAATGTCTACACCGCAGATAACAGCGGCAACGTTACGGTGACACCGTCTGAAACAGTGGCACCGGTAGAAACACCAGCGACAGTCGAAAGTGCTCCAGTGGCAGAAGCACCAGCAACAACTACAGAAGTAGCTCAACCAGTCGAATCAGCACCTACTACAGTCACTAAACAAGGTGACACAATCAACGTTGAAAACCCAAACGTTGAGGTTACTTTCCCGAACGGTAACGGAAAGTATAGCCCGTTCGATGTTGAGTATAAAGACATTAAAATCCCGGATGATGTTCCGGTGAATGAGGGGGACAAAGTTACTTTTGACTTGCCCGAAGAAGTGAAATTCCAAACCTCTTACGAGTTTGATGTGCACAATCCAGATAAAGCAGTGGTTGGGAAAGCTACAGCGGATGCTACCACTAACAAGGTGACAACTGTATTCAATGACTATTTCAAATCACACCCTTTGAATAAGATCATGAACTTGAAACTAGATGCAAGTTGGACAGATAAAGTTGTAGCAGGAAAACCAGTTACAGTTAACTTTAATGGGACTTTAGTAACAGCCAATGTTGGTTCTGAACAAGTAATTGGCAATGATGAATTGATTGCTAAATGGGGATTTCAAGACAAAGAAGACCCTACAGTGATTAACTGGACAGCTCGTGTTAACTATGCAAAACGTGTACTAAACTATGTATCAATCATTGATACCATGAGCGATAATCAAAAGTTAGTTGATAACTACTTTGAAGTGAAAAATATTGAGAGTTTAGATCCTTGGGTTGACAAAGGTTCAGCTATGGACTTAGTTAAGTCTATCTCAAAATCTGAGCATGGATTTGAAATCAAAATGGACCGTTTAGACCACATGGTTTACTTGTACTACAAGACTAAACTTGTAAATGCTGTAAAAGATAGCACCAACCCTACTAACAAGATTGAGCTTAAAGCTGAAAATGATGGTTCTGTTGCATATCAAAAAATTCAGCTTGTCGGTGGGCGTGGTGATGCGTCTGGTGAGAACAAGCCAGAGCCAACGTTTGAAATTCCCCGTGAAGCTCCAAAAGTTGACATTCCAGAATTCGAGGGTGGTATCCCCGGCATTCCGGAAGTCCGTGAGTTGCCGGAGTATACTGAGCCGATTGGAACGGTGCCAAACGAAGCACCAGTTTACGACAAGCCAGAGTGGAACGGAGGCACAGTACCAAATGAAGCACCAGTACACGATAAGCCTGAATTCCAAGGAGGCATTCCGGGAATCCCAGAAGAACGTGAACTCCCACCATTCGAAGGGGGAGTAGTTCCGAACGATGCACCTATCCTCGATTTGCCAGAATTGCACATCCCAGAGGAACCAACACCAGAAAAACCTAGCATGCCAGAAAAAGCTCCTAAAACGAGCGTTGATAAAAAAGCGGCACAATCTGTCGCAGTATCTTACAACCTCGCACCAGTGAGCAAAGAGACACCAAAAACAGCCGTTTATGGTGGTACTCTACCAAGTACCGGCGAGAAAGAGGGCATCGCTAGCACTTTAGGAATCTTAGTAATTGCAACTGGTATCACTGGGCTAACTCTTAGTTTCAAGAAACACAACGAAAAATAATTAAATAATTGCAGTGGCGGGAGGGTAGGCATTAAAAAGGTGATAAATGGCTAAAACAAAAACTAAAGTTTATTTTTGGCTCAAATTCGATAAAAAATTTTTTGACAACTTGTTCATCAAGCGTCTAAAGAGTGTTAGCGGTGGCTACGCAATGACCGTGATCTATATCAGACTAATGCTTGAGAGTTTAGAAACTGATTGCATTCTGTATTATGAAGGCTATTTCGACAGCCTAATTCAAGAGTTAGCACTCAAGCTAGATGTTAGTGAGGACGATGTCAGCATGACGATAGCTTACTTTACTAAATGCGGACTTATCCAAATTGACACAGACGGAAATGCTAAGTTCCCACAAGCTGAAGCCTTGCTTGAACAAGAAACAAATTGGGCACAATACAAGCGTAAAGATCGCAAAATTGGACAAATTCCAACCAAATTGGACAATGTCCAACCGATGTCCAACCAGTGTCCAACAGAGATAGAGAAAGAGATAGAGAAA